CGATCTGTGCCCGCAGACGCTGCTCCTCCTCGACCATCCGCCGGTAGCTCATCGCCGCGTGCTTCGATGCGTTCGCTTTGATCTTCGTCCCGTCGATCGCCACCTGCCCCAGAGACACCAACCCCGCCCGCTGCGCCAGCTTCACCGTCTGAAGAAACAGATCCTCCATCGCCTCCAGATGCCGACGGCGAAACTCCGACAGCGTCCAATGATCGGGTTGCTGATTCCCCGACAACATCCGAAACCCCACGTCCTCGTACAGCGCTCGTTCCAGTTTGCGCGACGATCGAATCCCCTGGCAGTACCCGTACAGCCAGACCTTCACCATCATCCGCGGATGGTAGGGGGGTTGACCGACTCCCTCGTCGTAGCTCGCGTAGATCCTCGACAGATCCAGCCCGTCGACGACCTCACTCAAGAAGTGCGCAAGGTGATCCGACGGGAGCCAGTCGTTCATCGACTGAGGCAACAGGTAACACTGCTCGGGTGTGTACTCCTTGAATCGCTTCATCTTCCCCCTCCGCGGATATCGTAAGATCCATCCTTACCTGTATTCTATCATGCGGACAGCAGCTGGACCATTCCCACACAGGCTGCTAGCGACCCACTCTGTGTCTCCCCGAGTCATGCGCTGACGTCCGCGGGGGTTCCGGGCGCTTCGGCGTCGCAGCCAGAGAAACAGGGTGAACCGGGACCGGAGGTGGCGGCTGATCAACCGTTGGCTGCCCAGTCGGCGGATCATACATCCCGATTCCGATCGACGCCTGTGCGTCACTACCTGAGGCAGGAGCCCAGTGCGGTAGTTCCGCACGCTGGGATCTGTGCGGGGCGCCGGGCAACCGGCGTCCCTACCGCGACCAATCACGCGGCGATGCGCGGATCACGTGCATCGCGCTGCGGTTTGCGCTCTGTTCCGACCCTGGCAACGCGCGCTCTCCATGGACCGGACGTCCGACGGCACTTCCTCGGCGACGATGGCGGAGAGACCCTCGTGAGTCCCGATGGCGAGATCGGGCGAGCGGGCGGGGATACGCGATTGCAAGGCCTGACCCTCGCGTTGCTCGCGCGACCTCCCGCTTCGACGACGCCCCGCTATACTCGCCGAACGGTGATGTCCACGAGGGAGGAGCACAGATACGACAGATGACGATCCGGCCGGTGGTCGGGACGGCCCTGCTATTCTCGCTTCGTACGCTCGCCGCGGAGGACGATCACTCGCTGCCCGACCCATACGGGGTGGAGGTCTATCGTCACGTCGACTTCGTCGGCGATTCGATCGCCTATCGGATCGAGCCCGGCATGCGGGATCCTCTTGATCCCCGTCCTTCCCGGATGGCTGAATGACGCGATCTCTTCCGTCCGTCTCGGTGCTCAGGTGGGCCTTCTTGGACGAGCTTCAAACGCTCAGCCCTGAGGAGATTGCCCACCTAGTCTCCGTGCTGTAGGCAGGGGAAGGAGTACATGACCTTCCCCATGAGAACAAAGAGTGCCACACAGAAACGGTCGGTGACCAGCGCGTGCTGTGAATCGCCTCCTCCAACTGGTGTTGAGCAAGCCGGCTGGCTCCTTGATGCTCGACCGCGTCGCTTCCCCGATGTATTCGTCTCTGCACGGTTTTCGACAACCCGGGTCTTTGTGAGTCTGGTTGAACACGCGGATGTCGTAGCGGAGCTAAGCGACGGGCTGCGAAGCACGGTCAGCCTGCCGCTCAGCCTGATTGGAGCTGCGAGTGGATGTTCTCCCACGACGGTCCGGCGGTCCCTCGGGTACCTGGAGCGCCGGAACCTGGTCGAGCGAGTAGGCAGAGGCCAGGGCAAGAAGACCCACCTTCGTGTGCTCTGGTCCTTCAATGGTCCCATCCGCCGGGAGCCCGAACGCACCGCAAGCTCCATCGAGATACTGCTTTCGCGATGGTCTGCGCGGATTGAAGACAGTGACAGCCGTAAGATCGAAGTCTGCCTGCGCCGCGAGATGAACCCCGCGACAGGTCGTCCGTACTCCTCTTCGACGGTCAACGGAGCGCTCCACTATGCGATGGATACTGGCTTCTTCTGCCGATACTCCGGTCGGCAGCGCGGCGGGAGAGGCCGGGGCAGCCGCTTCACGTTCGCCCCTCCGTCCGTCGCCCATTGGTGGAAGCACGAAGGCCGTGGGCTGCGCCGTCAGCCGAAGAAAGTGTTCGATGCCCCCGATGCGAGGAAAGTTCAAACTGGAACTGCGACGAGACCTCCCGCACTGGACCAACTTCGCCCCTGCACCATGAGACAGAATCCAAAACCCAACAACCAAACCGCTAAAGGCACTTCGTGCCCAGAGACAACCAGAAGCTTCTCTACGCTCCGCGCTTGCTCGGAAAGGGGCTGCGCCCCTCTCCACTCCCCCCACAACCCGCTGCCAAGCGGCTCTCAGTCGACAGCCTCGCTAGTTGACTGGCTGAGAAATGCTGATCTGAACCGGGAACCGACCCATCCCGAGAAGTGCAAGTTATCAGCGGGGGTACGACGCATCGCTCGACCCGACGTAGCAGATGCCATTCTTGACGCCCTCTGGTGGCGCGTTCATGCGCCCCTCCGCCTGTGGAGCGATGCGATCGATGCCCTGCGAAGATCCCCGCCGCCACCCTCCGGCAGCAACCGGATCTGGTGGGCTCGTCAGCTTCTGAAGCAGCTCTCTGCTACGCCGCCAAGTGAGGCTGTGAAGCCCAATCTGAGGGTCGATCTCGATGCAGACCGTGACGAGCCAAAGGTTGACGAAACCAGCCTTGGCTGGGAAACCAACACGGGGAACCACGTTCTTGCAGGGGGCGATGACGATGTCTGAGTATGCATGGATTGGCGTTGATCCGGGAATTGGTGGCGCGATGGCACTGGTACCGGAGACAAGCCAGTCGCGGGTGGCCGACTACCCCGGCAACCCCAGGGACATCACCGGAACGCTCCAAGGCTGGCTGATCGACTACGACGTCCAGCTTGTGGCGATTGAAGCAGCATCGAGCCGACCGGGGCAGGGCGTGCGCTCGGTGTTCACGTTTGGGCGATCGTTTGGCGAGTGGCTGGGGATCCTCGCGGCGCTTGGTATTCCCCACCTCCTTGTTACGCCGCGGGAGTGGCAGCGCGGTCTGGTGCGTCCATCCGACGGGCCGGACCCGAAGAGCCGGAGCCTGGCCGTGGCGCGCCGTCTGTTTCCCGACATCGAACTCAATCGCAAGAAGGATCACCACCGCTCGGATGCGTTACTCCTGGCGTACTGGGCGAAACGAGGAGGCCGCCAATGACGCAGGCACGAAAGGGCAAGGTCAGAGCGAAGCCAGCACAAGAGCAAACGACAGCCGCTGCCGACTACACGCTCGATCCACGCAACGCTCGCCGGCACCCGGAGCAGAACCTGTCGGCTGTCGCCGCATCGCTGCGCGATCTGGGCGCCGGTCGCTCGATCGTCGTCGATCGAGAGGGCGTCGTCATTGGCGGCAATGCCGTATACGAAAAGGCACGCGAACTCGGCATCCCCGTCCGAGAGATCGCGACGAAGGGTGACGAACTCGTCGTCGTGCGCCGGGTCGATCTGGCGACCGACGATCCTCGCCGCAAGGCGCTGGCGCTTGCCGACAACCAGATCGCGACACTCGCTGAGTGGGACGAAGTGGTGCTCTCCGAGCTGCTCGCCGAGGTCGAGGAGATCGACTTCGAGGCGATGGGGTTCGCGCCGCTCGTGCCCGAGTCCGTAGGTGGTGTGCCGGAGAGCGTCTCGCTGGCGGAGCGGTTCCTGATTCCGCCGTTCTCGGTCCTGAACGCCCGCGAGGGCTGGTGGCAGGCGCGCAAGAGGTCGTGGCTTGCACTGGGGCTTCAGAGCGAGCTTGGACGCGGCAACGAAGGAGACGGCACGAAGCGCGGCTTGACGTTCTCCAGCAGCGCGCAGCCCGTCTCGGTCTACAACGCCAAGAACCGCCACGAGGCCGCTGTCGGCCGCAAGGTCTCGTGGGACGAGTTCTACGCCGCCTACCCCAACGCGGCGGTGCAGTCGGGTACCTCAATCTTTGATCCTGTCCTCTGCGAACTCGCCTATCGTTGGTTCTGCCCTCCGGGCGGGACGGTGCTCGATCCGTTCGCCGGCGGCTCGGTGCGCGGCATCGTTGCATCGAAGCTGGGGCGTCAGTATGTGGGCGTTGACCTGAGCGAGCGGCAGATCGAGGCGAACCGCGAGCAAGCCGAGGCGATCTGCTCCGGTGTTGGTCTGACGATCAGCGACCCGCACGATCTGACTCCGGTGGAACAAGTTGGTGACGTATGGCTCAAGCGCGACGACCTATTTGCTGTCGCTGGTGTTCCGGGTGGCAAGGCGCGGACATGCTGGGCGCTGGCACAGGGAGCGCAGGGACTCGTAACGGCAGGCTCCCGACAGAGCCCGCAGGTGAACATCGTCGCCCACATCGCCAAGGCACTGGGCTTGCCCTGCCACGTTCATACGCCAACGGGCGAACTGTCGCCTGAAGTCCGGCAGGCGCAGGAGTGCGGTGCCGAAGTCGTTCAACACAAGGCGGGGTACAACAACGTCATCATCGCCAGGGCGAGGGAGGATGCGCATCGCCTCGGCTGGACCGAGATCCCGTTCGGCATGGAGTGCGAGGAGGCGGTCACGCAGACGCGACGACAGGTCGAGAATCTGCCGAGGGAGGCCAAGCGACTCGTTGTGCCGGTAGGCTCGGGGATGTCGCTCGCAGGAGTGCTTTGGGGGTTGCATGACTACAGCGTGAACGTCCCGGTGCTGGCGGTATGCGTCGGGGCCGATCCGACCAAGCGCCTCGACAAGTACGCGCCGTCTGATTGGCGCAAGATGGTCACTCTTGAGCACTCCTCCCTCGACTACCATGCCGCAGCGCCAGACACGAGCCTGGGGGATGTTGTGCTAGACGAGATCTACGAGGCGAAATGCCTGCCGTTCCTCAAACCCGGTGATTGCCTCTGGGTGGTCGGGGTTCGTGCGACGTCAATGCGAGCCGATCCGCTCCCGGTCTGGCACGTGGGGGACAGCAGGGACATCGCATCGCTCGCTGAGGGTATTGAGGCTGACTTCATCTTCTCGTGTCCCCCCTATGCAGATCTGGAGGTGTATAGCGACGACCCCGCCGATCTCTCGACGCTTGAGTACGACGACTTCCGGCGCGACTACGCGGCGATCGTCGCCGAGACGTGCAAGCTACTGAAGCCGGACCGCTTCGCCTGCTTTGTCGTCGGCGAGGTGAGGGACAAGGCAGGCCACTACTACGACTTCGTTGGTGATACGGTCCAGGCGTTCCGCGACGCCGGGCTCGCCTACTACAACGAGGCGATTCTCGTCACCCAGCTTGGAAGCCTCCCGGTTCGCGTCGGCCACCAGTTCGAGGCGAGCCGCAAGCTGGGCAAGACCCACCAGAACGTTCTCGTGTTCGTCAAGGGCGACGCGAAGAAGGCGACGCAGGCGATTGGCGCTGTCGAGGCGGGAGATACACTGGCGGCTATCGCCAGCGAAGATTCAGGCGGTGAGTCGTGATGCGTAACGTGAACGAAGCGCGGCGATTCCATCTCGCAGGACTTTGTCCTCATCACGTCCGAGCTGGGTGTAGAAGCCCGGATGTGCGAGCACCTCGTGGGCGCGAACGATCGCGGCCCTCTCATCGCCCAGACGCGGGAAGGATGCAGCCAGGCTCAAGGCCCGCGGCCAGTTGCCGCTTCGCATGTGCCCGAGAAGTGTATCGATCTTCTTCTCTTTCATCCTATGCACAGCTTACGGTGAGACGGGAACGAAGCAAGCGGGCGTATCGAGAGGAGGTGTCCGATGGCTAAGGTCGGCCGCCCCTCGCTCTACGACCCGAAGCTCCATCCGAAGCTTGGGTTCTGGCTCGCCCAGGCCGGACTCACCGACGAACAGATCGCCGAGGAGATCGGGGTCCACGTCAACACGCTGTATGAGTGGCGCAAGGTCCATCCCGAGTTCTTAGAGTCCCTAAAGGGCGGGAAGGCGACCCCGGACGACGAGGTCGAGGCGGCACTCCTCCGCCGGGCGAAGGGGTTCAAGTACCTCGAAGGGGCAAAGGAGAAGGTCGCGCTGCCTGACACGACGGCGTGCATCTTCTGGCT